AACAGAAGAAGGTGAATTAAGGTTTCAAACTTCTGATTCTGCTAAACCTAATAGAGATTATCCTATTAAGAAAAGACCTGATGATGATGTTACTGGTTGTGTAGAAATTTATGAACAACCTCAAAAAGATAATGATGGTAAAGTTTTTCCAAGAAGGTATATTGTAGCTATTGACCCCTATGATGATGATTACTCAACTACTGATTCTGTAGGGTGTGCATTAGTTTTTGATAGGTTTACAAGAAGAGTTGTAGCTGAGTACACAGGAAGACCACAATTAGCTAAGGATTTTTATGAAAATTGTAGAAAATTGATTATCTACTACAATGCTATGGGATTTCCAGAAATTAACAAGTTAGGATTTGTTACATACATGGAGCATAAAAAAGCTTTGTATATGTTATCTGAAACTCCTGTTCAACTTAGAGATAAAATTGAGTGGAAACCTAATTTAAATACTTCTTATGGGTATAAGGCTACAGAAAGAACAAATACTTGGGGTAGAGAATTAATTAGAGAGTGGTTATTAGAACCTATTGAACCTAATTCTGAAATATTAAATGTTAATAGAATAAGGTCTACTGGCTTACTTCAGGAATTAATTAAGTGGAATAAAGATGGAAACTTTGACAGGGTATCAGCCATGATTGCTGCATTGATTTTAGACGTAACTTTGAATAGAGAAATTATTAAAAATGATGAAAAGAAAGCTAAAAGTTTTTTGGAGTCTGACTTCTTCAAAGAAAAAGGGTTTTTAAAAGATAGTTATGATCCACTAATGGAGTATAATAGCTATAAAGATAATAACCTGTTTTTTAATAATCTTTTCGGTAGATAACTAACTTTGTAAAAAATGAATAATTTAGTAATACAAGTACCAAGACAAACACTCTCAGATGGTGAAAAGAACTTAGAGTGGGCTAAGAAATGTATTGATGCTGGTGAAAACGTATTAATGTTTGACTCATCTGTAGTAAGACAAACCTTTTATAATAAGAAGGTTAATTATAGATTGAGAAATAATATGATAACTAATAAGGATATTCAAGCTATATGTGAACCATATGGTATTGAATTTTCATCCTTTCCTAAAGATATACAGCATATTGGTTTAGGTAATTCTAAGATAAATACTTTAGTAGGTGAAGAAGCTAAAAGGTTAAATAGATACCCTTTTAGAGCATTTATATCTTCATCTGATCAAATGGGTATTTCATCTAAAGAAGAGCAAATTAAAGATATGTGGTACCAAAAATTGGTATCAATAGCACAATCTAAACTTCAAGCTGCTTTTCAAGGTCAAGAAATAGATCCTCAAGTAATGGAGGAAGAAATGCAGAAAGAACTTAGTAAGTTTGATAAGTATTTAAAATATAACTATCAAGATCTTAAAGAAATTACTGCAAATAAAATATTAAAATATGAATATAAGAGGTTAAAAGTTCAAGATGTCTTTTTGAGGTGTTGGGAAGACTTTCTTATATCAGGTGAGGAAGTTGTATGTATAGAGGAACTTGGAAATGATATTGTGTTTAGAAAAGTAAATCCTCTGTATTTGTTTACTATTCAATCACCTGAGACTTATAAAATAGAGGATGCAGACTGGATTGTAGAATATACAATGATGTCTGTAGGTCAAGTTATTGATATGTTCCATTTAGAACTTACTAAAGAACAAATATCAAATCTTGAACAAAGTAAAGAGTACAATGCAATGAGAACTGGTGGTATTCAAATGGCTTACAACAGAGATATTACTGTTGAAGAAAGATTTGGATATACAGCAGGTGAGTTATTTGTACCTAATCAGATTGCTACACATTACTTTGGTGGTGCTTATGACCAAAGAGGTAATGTTAGAATTATGAGAGTGTGTTGGAGATCTAGAAGAAAGATTGGTAAAGTAGCTTATTATGATGAATATGGTAGTCCACAAGAAAAGATTGTAGATGAATACTACAAGATTGACAAAGATGCAGGTGAAACTGTAGAATGGATATGGATTAATGAGTGGTGGGAAGGTACTAAAGTTGCTAATGATATTTATGTAAAAATTAGACCTATTCCTTATCAGTCAAGGAGTATGAGTAATTTATCAGAAAGTAAACCACCTTATGTAGGAGTATTATGTAATACAAATAATTCAAGGGTAATGTCATTCATGGATGTTATGAAACCTATGGATTACTTATATGATATATTCTTCCATAGATTAAACTTAGCTATTGCTAAGTATAAAGGTCCAATGTTAGCAATTAATACTAGCATGATACCTTCAGAGTGGGATCCTCTCAAATGGTTACAGTATGCAGAAGCTACTAATGTAATGTTTATGGATCCTACTAATGAGGTACTTAAAGGACCTCTTCAAGGTAAATCAGCAGGTACATATAATCAGTTAACTGCAACAGGTATTAACCTTGAAATGGGTAATTATATTAATCAGCATGTTCAGCTATTAGCATTTGTTAAACAACAACTTGATTTAATTTCAGGAGTTAATGAATACAGACAAGGTGATGTTAGAGGTGATTCTAATGTAGGTACATCTAACATGGGATGGACAGCATCTAACTCTATGACTGAAAAGTATTTTGCATTACATAATTCATTTAAAAGAGATTGTATGCAAAGATTATTAGAGGTTGCTAAGTATGTATGGAAGAAAAACCCACATAAAGCACAGTTTGTATTAGATGATATGGGTGCTGAAATAGTAAGTTACTATGATGAGTTTTCAGAATCAGAATATGATATTCATATAGATGATGGTCCAAATACTCAAGAACTGATGCAAGCACTTAATCAACTTGCACATGCAGGTATGCAGACAGGTCAGATTAAGTTTAGAGATCTTATTGAGATTTACAAAAAAGATAGTATATCTGCTCTTGCTAGATACTTGGAAGAAGCACAAGATAAGATTACTCAAGAACAACAACAAATGCAGCAAATGCAACAAGAATCTCAAGAAAGAATGGCAGCTGAAGCAGCACAGCTTAAAGCACAAGAATTACAACTTGAAATGGAGAGACTTAATAGAGAAGATGTTAACAGACAATTGGATAGAGAAAATAAAATACAACTTGAAACAATTAGGGCAATGTCTTATGCACAAGATCAAGATATTAATAAAAACCAAATATCTGATATAATTGAACAAAGTAAATTAGCATTAGAGCAACAAAAAACAACTTATCAGCAGATTCAAAAGGAAAGAGAATTACAAATAAAATCTGATATTGAAAAACAAAAGAATGAAATAAAGAAACAAGAAATTGAAAGTAAAAAACAGATTGAAAAGATGAAGGCTGATACTGCTTTAAGGATTGCTAAAGAAAATAAGAATAAATACGATAAAAAATAAGCTATATAGAAATGTTAGCTTATTTGTTTAATAAACAATTATTAACAATAATTTTGTAAGAATAATATGAAAACAAGTAAATTTTACAGTCCAGATTTTGGTACTCCTGAGGGTAATGATATGGAAACCATTGATAACTCTTCAGATAAAAATCTGGTAAAAGACACAAGTGAAACAAATGATTTTGATTTTGATTCAGAATTATCAGACTTAATTAATGATTCATCAGAAGATGAAAATAATGAGGCACCTGAGAAAAAAGCAAAAGATTTTGCTCCTCCTTCTGATCAGAAATCAAATACTACTTCTGATGATGATGAGCCGTTATACAAGGTATTAGCTGAACAGCTAAAATCTGAAGGTTTATTTGATGAAGATGATTTTGAAGAAGATGATGAGTTTAAATTTGATGGTACACCTGAAGCTTTTAAAGCTTTAATGGAAAGAAGAGATTTTAAAAGAGGTGTAAAAATCTTTGAAGACATTGTTAGTGAAATGCCAGTTAAAATGCGTAAGCAGTTTGAACTGTTTATGAGTGGTCTTGATGAAGATTCATCTTTAGAAATTGGTAGTAAAGTCATTGATTATGCTTCAGTAACTAAAAATGATTTAGATTCTAATCCTCAAAAAGCTGAACAACTTTACAGAGAACTTCTAAGAACTAAAGGTTTTTCTCAAGAAAAAATTAACAAATATGTTGAGAGAGCCAAGGATTTAGATGAACTTTCTGAAGAAGGTTTTGAAGCTGCACAAATCTTAAATCAAGAAGTTCAAAAACAAATTCAATTAAAAAAACAAGAGGAACAGTATATTGCTCAAAAAAGACAGTATGATGCTCAACAAAGACTTCAAGCTTTAAAATCAGCAATTAATCAAACTCCAGAAATATTTAAAAATATTCCTCTTACTGATAAAATGAAAGATCAACTGTACAAGTCTATGACTGAAACAGTTGCTTATGATGAAAATAAACAACCTTTAAACAAAGTAGCTGCTTTGTCAAGAAGAAATCCAGAAGCATTTAGAATGCAACTACACTACTTGACAGAACTAGGTTTATTTAATATAGATGAAAAAGGTTCTTTGAAACCTGATCTTACTAAAATTATGCGTATAGCAGAAACTAAAGTAAGTAGATCTATTGATGAAAGACTTAAAAAAGCAGCATTTAAATCAGGCTCTAATCTAAGTAATACACTTAATGATAAAGAGGTTGATGTACTAACTTCCTTAGAAAATTTCTTAAACAATAAATAACTATGCAATTATTTCAATTACAAAAATACGCAGCCAAAGACTACAATGGTCTTGTGACTGCAAATAACTTGGGTGCTCTCTATATGAAGCGTCCTCAGCTTGTAACTAACACCATTCATCAAATCTTCAGAACTAACTTGAAGAATGCGATGTTTGATTTCCTCAATCAGTTCCCTACTATTGAAGTTGAAGAAAACAACTTCTATGAGTGGATGCTCCAAGGTCAACATGATAAAAACATTCCTCTTCTAGAAGCCTATGATGCATCAGGTACTTCTGCAGCTACAGCTGGTGAACTAGGAGCAGGTATTGCTTCTTTTTACTTAGTATTTGGTGAAGAATATTTTGAGCCAGATAACATTCTTAAAGGTAACAAAGCAGAATACTTACTTCGTGTAGTATCTGTAAAACCTAAAGGAACTAACTTTGAATATGAAGTAGAACTTCTTACTTCAGATCCTAGTCTTTCTGTACCTGCTGAAGAATTAGAAGCAGGAAGCAGATGGGCTAAGTTTTTCAACGTAGCTCCTTCAACCCTTTCTAACAGAGGTCAGAAGCCTAACTTTACTTCACCTTTCAGAATGAGAAACCGCATTACTATGCAGCGTTTTGAATATGAAGTTCCAGGTAACATGATTAACGAAGGTAAAAACTATCCTTTGGAATTCACTTTCCCAGGTGTAGATGGTAAACAAGAAAGAGTTTGGATTAACTACCTTGATATGATTGCTATGTACCAAGCAGAAGTTGCTAATGTAATTATGCACTTTTATGGTCTACATAACTTCACAGATAAAGATCTTTTCTTGAACAAAGATGCTTCAGGAAAATATCCTTTGGAATCAGGTGCTGGTTTGTTTGAACAAATTGCTCCTTCTAACATTCACTACTACTCAACTTTAGATCTTGACTTCTTGACTGAGGTATTCTTGGATCTTTCTATTGGTAGAATTGAAATGGGTAACAGGGTTGTTACTTTGTGTACTGGTGAGTATGGTATTCGTGATTTCCACAGAGCAGTTCTTGCTAAAGGTGGTACTGAATTACTTATTGGTGCTGGTGGTCCTGGTAGATCAGTAGATACTACTGTATTCAAAGAAGGTGCTAAAAACCTAAATGGTATTTCTAAATCACTTTCTGCTGGTTTCCAATTTACTAAATACTACTCAATCAATGGTATTACATTTGAATTAATGTACTGTCCAATGTTTGATGACAAAGTATTGTTCCCTGAAGTTCACCCAGAAGGTGGTACTACAGAATCTCGTAGAATGCTTGCTCTTGACTTTGGTGGAGAAGCTGGTATTAAGCGTGTATCTGTTAAAGGTCAACCTTCAGTATTCCGTTACATCCCAGGTATGCGTGATCCTTTCACTCCTGCAGGTAAAGGTTCTCCTTCATTGGCAGTATCTAGATCTGATGGATATGAAATTCACAGAATGATGTGGGGTGGTATGATGATTACTGACCCAACTAAAGTTGTAGACTTCCGTTATAACTTAGTATAATAAAACAAATAAAGGGGGAGTGAAATATCTCCCCCAATATTTATAACTTTGCAAAAAATAAGAATTATGGCTAAAAAGACAATAGAAATAGAAACAGAAACATTGACAAACTTTCTAATAGAAAAGGTAGTAAAAGTAGTACCTGTTGTAAGACCTAATAGTTGGTCTTATAAATATCAGATTACTGAAGATGGTAAAGATAAGACTAATGGTGCTTATCAGTTTAATACTGCAATTACTTATCTATCAGTACCTGTAAGTAAAAAAACAGGTATTATACATAGACCACTAGATAATATTACAAAAGTTAGAACTTCTCAGTTTCCAAATGAAGAAATTACTGAGCAGGAGTTTTTTGAAAGAATGCTTGGACTTAACAAAGGAGAATTAGATGTCAGTAGATATAGAACTGATGAAAAGGGTAACCGTTATCCAGATACTTTCTGGCAAAAAATGGGTACAGTTAAGTTAAGAAATGAGGCTAACATTTTAGATCTTTCTAATCCAATGGACATGATTAAATACAAGGTCCTGATGCTGAATAAAAATGTTGTAGCACCTTCTCCCGCTGAAAAGAATAAAAAACGTACTTACAGATTTATGATTGTAGATCAAGAGATAGCTGAAGTACAAGAAAAAGAAGACCTTAATACTAAACTAGAAGCCTTCTCATGGTTTGCTAGAATTAAGGCAGATATTGAACAACTTAAAGAAGTAATGTGGTTATATGATTCAAGAATTACAAATACTACAAACTATGACTATGTGTTTTCATATGTGGGTAAGATTGTTAATGAATCACCTACAAATTTCCTTAAACTAGTTCAAGATCCTCACAAAGATTCAAAATTACTTTTAATGAGAGCAGTTAAATCAGGTGCATTAGTTTTATCTAAAGAAAAAACATACCAGTTTTTAGATGGTAAAGATATTGGTGCTACAGGTCAAGCTATTAAATGGATTGAAGACCCTGATAATTTTGCTATTGTAGAAAGACTAAAGGAGCAATCAGGTTATGACAGCTAATCAAATGTGGGAAAATGTACTAGTGACCTATGATGCACTTTATTCACAAAGTGCACCTGGGTTTGTTGATCCTGAAGCTAGTATTATTTTAACTAAAGCACAATGGTATTACATTCTTCAAAGGTTGAACCCTAAGAGTAACAGAAATATGGAAGGGTTTGAAGAAACTGAAATAAGAATACAAGGTTTATCAGCTTTAATTAAAGATTCACAAGAATCTACAACTCCTCCCACAACACAAGGTGTCAATCAAGTAGGTGCATTGCCTGGAGAAACTCTCTGGGCATTGCCTACTGATTTCATGATTACTATATATGAAGGTTCTGTTACAAATGTTCCTCAATGTGGAACTACATCTACATATAATAGAATAATGACTATTCCTATCTCACATGATGAATATAATTTAAATTATTATAATCCTTATAAGAAACCATATACTGATGGTACTGAAGGTATTGTGTGGAGACTAGAACATGGTAAACAAACTGTCAACAATGTTGAGAGAAAAATACATGGTCTTATTACTGATGGAACTTTTCAAGTAACTAACTACTACATGAGGTACCTTAAAACACCTAATGATATAGTAGTAAATCTTAACAATCCTTCTGCACAAATTAGTTGTGAATTAGACTCTCTAACTCATCAAGGAATTTGTGATATTGCATTAAAATTACTGGCTGCTGCAGTAAGAGAACAAATACCTATAACCCAGCTAACAGCAGATAGTTTGGAATAATAAAAACAATTATATTTGTAAATTAAATTAACAACAAATTAAATCATTTAAAAAATGGCTTTAGATTCAAAAAATAACATTAAGAGTGTATTTATTGTACCCTCTGTAACACCTTCACCTGCTGCAGGAACTAAAATTACTCCAGGTTCTACAACTCTTGGTTGGGTAGGTATTACTAATATGTCTAATGAAGTACTTAGTGCAGGAACAGTAGTAAATTACTCTAAGATTAAAATTATTAAAGATAGAGGTGCTAATCTTCCACTTCAGCAAGTAGTACTTAATCTTTCTGATATTGTAAATACATCTGCATATTCAGGTGCTATTGCTACTGAACAAGTATCATATATTGGTTACAATGGTACTTCAGGAAGTATTTCTGAAATTGATAACAATTTCTATGAAATTAAACTTGAGCATGTACCTAATGCTTTTGCTTATGGTAAAAGACCTGCTAACTATAAGTATGGTACTTATCAATCAGGTGTAAATGCTACTCAAGAAGAAATTTCTAATGGTCTTGTAAAATCTCTTGTACAAAACTTTGTACCTAATAGAACTATTGACTGGAGAGTATTTTCAGAAGTAACTAATGCAGGTGCAAGAAGTGCTGCAGGTTCTGCAGGTACTTTGACTTTTACTAAATATTCAAAAGTAGTTGTAGCATCAGCTTCTACTGCTACTGACCAATTAGTTGTTGGTGACTATATTCAGTCAGTAGATGCTTTAACAACTGTTGGTGTATACAAAATTGTTGCTATTGATGGTACATCTGGTAATTTAACTTTAGATGTTGCTTACAATGGTGATACTATTTCAGGTGTAACATCAACTGATGATATTGCAATTCCAGAAGCTACAGCTCAAGCTGCAGATTTTGGTATCAAAATTACTGGTATTAAGCAAAAATATGATGTTAACCGTTGGAGACAATATGACAAAGTTAGATTCAATGTTTTCCTTATAAACTTTGGAACTACAGGTTCATCTACAACTGCTGCATTTGATGGTGTTGCTGTTTATGAACAAGCTGCTAATGATGAATACATTTCTTGGGGTGATGAAGGACAAATCTTTGTAGATCAAATTCCTCCTCAATTCCGTGAGCAAGATGCTGTTGTTGGTACTCAATACAATCCAGTAGTTATTTCTTGGTTGAATAGACTTCCTTCACTCATTGGTGCTGGTGAAAACAAAGGTCAAGTAATTCTTTACATGGCAGGTGGTGATGGTATTGGAGACTTTGCTCCAGCTACTAATCAAGCTACATTTGTTTCTGTATTTAATGCTTGGGTTCCTACAACTTTGGATCTTCCTACTACTTTCCCTGATCCTACAGTTTAATAAATAACCTCTAATCAAAGATAGTGAAGGACCTAGTTTTACAATTAGGTTTTTCACTATTTTTGTTTAAATAAAATAAAAACTAAAGATGGCATTTATACCAACAATATCAGCTTGTCTTGTAGATTGTACAAAAATTGTTATTACAGATACTACTGGGTTTTATAATGTCAGTAGTAATCCTTATGGTTGGAATGATAATTCTACAGTATGGAGAAACAGTTTAAATAATCCATATATAACAGATGCAAATATTTCAATATCACTTAATGATCAACCTGTAGCAACATTAGATGTTATAGGAACTATACAAAGTGCAGTATTTCCATCATTTGAACTAATACAATATTTACCTTTAAACTCTGAAGGACAGTATGCTTTACAAGATGGATACTATAATATAGTATATACACTTACAGATGATAATGGAACTATTTATCAAAATGAAACACAATTTATGGTATATTGTAATGTAGCATGTTGTGTAGCTAAGATGGCAGCTAAAGTAGCTCAAGAATTATGTGAAGATTGTGATTCACAGGCTTATGATGATTTCTTATTAGCAGATGGTATTCTACAAGCTTTAAAAGCAGTAGCAGAATCTAAAGGTGCTGCAGAATTTACTAAACTATTAACAAAACTTCAAAAACTATGTAATCAAACTACAGGAGGCTGTGGTTGTGGTTGCAGCTAATAATTATGGAAAAATTTAGAATAACTAGTACAGGAATTGATCCTTATGTAAAAACAAATCAAGATGCTATTTCAGCAAGATTTGGACATCTTAATGCTGTTGTTGATGCTATTAACAATATTAGTTCATCTAATGTTTCAAGTGGTACTTGGATTCCAACAGTTACTAATGCTGGAACTAATCCTATTGTTGCTGTTTTAGGTGGAAATTATTCTCGTGTAGATAATGTTGTAACTTGTTCTTTGTTTTTAAGTGTTACTATGGATGTAGCAGAAACACAAGCAGTATTTACATTAACTTTACCAATTCCTTCTGATTTTACTCAACCTAAAAATGCATTTGGTGTACTTGCTTATAATGGTTCTGCTGTTGCTATAAGTGAACTAACTGATTGGGGTATTGCTGCTGATACAACAGCAAAAGAAGTTGCTATAAATATGTCATCATTAACACCAGGAAATAATTTTCAATATACTTACTTAATGTTTCAATACGTTATTCTTTAATAATAAAATAAAATATATATAATATGTGTTCATGTTCAGGCAATTGTAATTGCAACTCAGCAACAATACCAAGAGGTCCACAAGGACTACAAGGAAATATAGGTCCACAAGGTTCACAAGGTTTACCAGGTGTTAATGGTTCTACATGGCATCAAGGTAATACATTACCTGGATCATTAATTGGTGTAGTAGGTGACTATTATTTTAATACTTCAAATGGTGAAATTTTTCAAAAAGTTTCTGATACAACTTGGGTATTAATTGCAGATATAACAGGTCCTCAAGGTCCAACTGGTTTAACAGGTCCTGCAGGTATAATTAGATTAGTATCTGATACAGGTACTTATTCAAGTACAATGTTAAATACACCTGTTACATTACCAGTTTCAGCAGTAATTCCTGCTAATCAATTAAGTATTAATGGTGATGCTTTAAAAGTTACTATATATTTTACTAATACATCAACTACTAGCACACAACTTATAAGTGCACTATTTGATTCTCAAAATACAACAAATGGTTTTATTTTTCCAGGATTTTTACCATTATCATATTCACCAAGTAATATTGATGTAAGTGGTGTTTATACTATTGAAATGATTAGAATAAGCTCTAATCAATTAAGATGTTATACTAACTTTAATTCAATAGGTAATTTTGATACTTTACAAACTATTAATTTTACTGATATAACAACAGTTAATGGTTTAGATTTTACTGTAACAAATCCAATTAATATTCAAATTCAACAAACAACTCAAAATGCTGTTTTAGTTAATGGTATTTTTGTAGATTTTATTAATTATTAATTATGTCAAATAATTGTTATAATTCAGAATTACCAATGGGTCCACAAGGACCAATAGGCCCTCCAGGACCTCCAGGACCACAAGGAAGTGCTGGCACTAATGGTACTAATGGTACTAATGGAAATACTATATTAAGTGGATTAATACCACCAACAACAGAAGGTGTTGATGGTGATTATTATATTGATACAACAACTGACACAATTTATGGTCCTAAAACATTAGGTGTTTGGGGTTCAGGTACATCTTTAATTGGTCCTACAGGTCCAGCAGGATCTACTGGATTACCAGGTTCTAACGGAACAAATGGTGTTAATGGATCTAATGGTAATAATGCTTATACTTTAACTACTAATACTTTTATACAACCTGCAGTTAATACTACAGTAACAATTGAAATTTCTGATAGCTCATGGATGAGTTTTAATCAAGTTGTATTTGTAGGTAATCCTACAGGATTAACAGACATTGGAGGTTATTATTTAGTTACAAATATATTTTCTGTTGGTGTAATTAATTATGCTATTTTATATAGATTAAATTGGATAATACCTGGAGTAACTTTTATTAGTGATCTTAATGTTGTACCTTCTGGTTCTATAGTACAATCATCAGGAACAGTAGGTGCTTCTTCTGAATTAGCATATGTACAAAATTCTTTATGGGGAAGTTATCTTGGTACAGGTGGTATTAATGATAAAAAAGCTTCAATATTAGTTCCTGCTAATACATTAGATACTGTTGGTAATATATTAGAATGTCAAGTAGTTTTAAAAGCAACTCCTACTACATCTACAGTTAGAGGAATTTATATAAAAGTTTCTCCTAATGATACTGCAACAATTGCAACTACTGCTGCAGATTTTCAAGTACCAATAAGCTCTGCTCCTGGAAATATAGTTCTTATTCATATAAATTCTAAAATAGAAAGAGTTGGTGGATCTGGAACTGGTTTTAGAGCAAAATCAGAATGCTATGTTTCAGTTCAAGATGCATCTGCTTCATTATTTACACAAAATATAGACTATAGTTATGTTTGTTCATCACTTTCAAATTTAACAGCAGTATCTAGTGGGTGGTTAATAAACCAATATATTGTTGTTTCAGCAGATGATGAAGCTAGTCCTATGATAGAAGTTATTAATCATGAAGTTAAAGCAGTTAAGAAAAAAATATGATACTAACACCATTAAAAATACAGATGTCAATAATTAAAGCTTACTATAGTTTAGCTTTAAAAACAATTAAGTATTACGGAGGTTTAATAGTAGGTAAGAATAATACTTGTCTTTTAAAAGAAGCAAGGTTACTTAGAAAGTATGTAGAAATCCTTAAAAACTTTAAAATAGTAGGTTCTACAATTACTTGTACTTGTTGTGTTGAAGGAGAATATACTGTATTGTTAAATGATTTATCAGAATTAACTGAAGCTAAAATTCAGTTTAGTTGTGATGATACTGGTGGTATGTATTTTAATAATATTAATTATCCATTTACTTATTTTTTTGATAGTAATAATAAAAAGTTAGTTATTCAATTTTCTACATTAATAGATCCAGATACTACTTTACCTTATGTTTTAACATTAGATGATGTTAATTTTACATCAAATTGTAGTTTTACACCTGATACAATATCACCTATTGAAGAAGCACTTGTTGATGAAGTAACAGGTATTCCTGTAACAGTTAGTAATATGTATGGTGACTGGAGTGGTAATATTACAATATACTCACCTCCTCCTGGTTCAACAATGTTACATACATTAACAATACCTGCAGCTATCATGGATGATCCTGAAGCTATAGTTAATTATTGGAATACTAATGGTCCTACTGATTGGTTATTAATTTATGATGGAACACAATATACAATGTTAACTCCTTTTGATGGAACCAACTACAGTGGATATATAATTGAATTTAATCAGTATGAAGGCGGTGTTGATTCTAGTATTTTAAGTACTACTTTTATTCCACAAAACTTTGTAACTATAAGTCAAACAGCTAGTGTAGAAATTGATATACCTGATACATTTGTAGGTAGTGTTCCAGCACAAGCTTTAATAACACCTAATGTACCAGATTTTGTTCCAAATAATACTCCTGCAAAAGTTAATATAACAGTAGCTCCTAATAGTTTTAGTACTACTCATATAGCTTCTACTATGAATATATCAATAGATGGTGGTGGAGCATTTGGTTCATCACCTCCATCAAATCAGTATTTCTATTATAATTCTACATTAATGTTTAGTCATATAGGACCATATGCTAATCCTGCTGCACTAGTAACAGATTTTAATAATAATAATGGTAATGGTTTTACAATGACTTACATAGGACCATCACCAACTCCAAATCACTTTTTATTTGAAATAGAAAGTCCTCTTAATACTACTTTGTATAATGGTAATACAATTACTGTAGCTTATAATGCTTTACCTTATCCAGATGATGTTGGTACATTTTCAGGAGGTGTATTACCAAAACCAGTAGATGTAACTGTAAGTGATACAACAAATGGTACTATATATACTATAACATCTCCATCATTTAATTCATTACAAGATTTTGTTAATGATTTTAACACAAATGCTTTTGGTTATGTAGCTACTATAATACCTTTTGCTGTATCAAATAATATTCAAATTACTGCACCTATTTCTACAGGTTTTGCATTTAATGGAACTACATTAACTTATTCTACAACAGGACCTACATATTCTTCTACAGGAACATATTTTGGTGGTATTGATACTACAGAATGTACATATACTTTAGAATTGTATGATACAGGTAATGTTTTATTTGCAACAATAGATAATTTAACACCAACAAATTATCCAGGTTTAGCAGATATAGCAGCTGATATAAATAGTAATCCTTTAAATACATACTTGTTTTATACAGCAGCTGCTCCTGTTCCTATAACTGGAGGTCTTGGATTATCAGTACAGTTTCCATATCCATTTGCATTACCACAATCTTTAACTTGTAATACTTATAATGGTTATACTTTTATATTAACTATAAATTATACTAGTCCACAATATACACCTTATACAAGTGCAGCATCAATGATGGATGGTGGTATAAACGCTGAATCAAATGAGTTTGTTATTACTGATGGTATTAATGGTACTATATTTTCTCAAACTACAAATAACTTTAATTACCCTAATGGTTCAGAAATACAAAATGGTTTTATACCTGATTTTAATGCTAATAATACTGGTGCATTACCATTATTATATACTGCAGAATATGTAGGACCTGGTAATCCAACACCTGATGTACAAGCAACAGTTAATAATCCATTTTTAACACAATTAATAGGTGAAGGAATGTCTAATGGAAGTGAAATAAGAGCATTTATATCTAATCCTAATACTACATTTATAGGTATATATCAAGCTCCAACTACTGGTATATTACCTAGTTATAATCAAATGATTATTAATTTAAGTAATAATATTTTATCTCAAAATATTGTACCTGGGCTTACATCAATTTTTACAGGATCAGGTATTTTATTAACAGCTCCACCTAATACAGGTGATGCTTATAATGGTTATGAGTTTAAAGTTTATAAATATGATCATACACTTGCAACAGTAAGTTTTACTTTTACAGCAAATTCTGTTGGAGGTACTAGATTTCAATTTAGTGCAGGTCCTAATCTTATAGCTAATGTTGTAATGGGAGCATTACCAACATATACTCCAAATGATCTTGCTCAATCAACAGTAACTGCAATAAATGCAATAGGTGGTTCTACAGGATGTAGTGCAACAAGAGTTGGTGGAACAGTAACAATAACTGCTCCTCCTTATACAGGAGGATATTTTAATGGAACAAACCTTGGAACATTTATATTACCAACTAGTTCAGGAACAGTATCTATTAATGGTAATACTTATTTACCAAATAATAGTTATACTATAAGTTCTTTTTCTGGAGGATCAACAAATGTTGTAAATTTAAATGCTCCACCAGATGATGTTTATTTTGCAGGTGGAAAAACTTCTATATCTACATCAAGAGTTAGATTTAGATCACCAGTACAACCAACAACTTCTCCACAATATGGAACAGGAAATTGGGTATATAATTTTACAACTTTATCATATGATTATAATTTAGGTGAATATCTTGAAATTAATGGTTATTCAGATGGTATAGATCCTACAGTAGGAGAACTTATTGTTGACATATTAGATACTTTATTAAACCCTTATGCTCAATTATATATTGATCTTACACCTCAAAATTATCAAAGTAGACAATTATTAGTTAATGCATTTAATGCAACAAATCCATTTCCAAATAACTTTCAAATTAATCTAGTTAGTCCAACAAGTGCTTTTTGTAATATATTATCACCACCTACTAGTTTTGATTATTTTAATAATTATACATTTAAATATTCATATTTTTATGTCTCTCCACAATATACAGATTATGTAGATGTAACTACAACATTTAGTGGTGGTGTAGATCCTGTATTAACTCCTTATGAAGGTGAATTTCAACAAGGTGACATTGGTACTTTTGTAACAGACAATCCTTGTGAACCTATAGTTGTAGAACAAGAATGTTTATCTAATACAGATATAACTAATATCATTAACCATATAGATAGAATAGTAAAGTGAGATGTCATTTTTTGGAAACAAAAGAAAAGATTTTAGTATTCAACCTCCTACACAGCAGGTTAATTCAACTCCTTTTTTTGTAACAGACAGTGCTAATATTGACTTTACTTTAAATAATTTAAACTTATCAGCAAACCTAACTTTAACAGGTGTAATATCAGGAACTTATGGTAGCAGTACTCAAGTTCCTGTTTTACAAGTAGATCAATGGGGTAGAATAACTGGTGTTACTTTACAAACTATATCTACATCAGGATTAGCATTAGAAACTAATGGTACACCTAATGGAGATCAAACTTTATTAAATCTTGTAGCAGGTACTAACATGACTATCACTGATGATGGTTTTGGTAATATTACATTTGATGCAAGTAGCACACCAACAACAGGTGATTCAATATCACCATTCTTATTAATGGGAGGATAATATATGCCAACAGTTTACAAAGTACTTGGACAATCTAGTCCAGCAGCAACAACAGAAACAGCATTATATACAGTACCTGCTGCAACTTCAGCAATTGGAAGCTCTATAATAATAGCTAATAGAAGTACATCTGTAGCTACATTTAGAGTTAGTATAGCTGTAGGTGGAGCAACAACAACAAATAAAGACTATCTTTACTATGATTTACCAATAGGTGCTAATGATACATTTATAGCTACTATTGGTATTACTTTAGCAACAACAGATGTAGTGAGGGTTTATGCATCAAACACAAACCTAAGCTTTTCACTTTACGGTTCAGAAATAAGCTAATATGCAGGGATACGCTTCATATAATATTATTGATTCAGAGGTATCAATAAAGGACTCTGCAAACCTTGATGCGTTTAGCAGACTAAGGGTTAGTAACCCTCTTATTTTATTTAATTCTCAGCTTACTTATGACCTAGCTCCCATTATACTAGAACAAATAACAAATGGTATTGGAGCTACAATTGCACATGATGCTACTAATAGATACGCATTAATGACATTTGCTTCCACTCCAACTGGTGGAAAGGCTTATATGCAGAGTTATGAGTATCTGCCTTATCAGCCTGGTAGGTCACAACTAATATTTGTAACATTCAATATGATTGCTGCCGTAGCTAATGTGCTAAAGTTTGCAGGATATTCGGATGGAGTCAATGGAATTGAGTTTCAACTTGATGGCACTACTAAGCAATTTGTGATTTACTCTGCATCATCAGCAGGTAATGAAACAGTAACCCAATCTTCTTGGAACTTAGATAAGCTTGATGGTACAGGAGCAAGTGGATTTACTTTAGATATAACTAAGACTCAAATTCTTGTTATTGATATACAGGCTTTGTATGTAGGAAGGGTGCGTATAGGATTTGATATTGGAGGAAACATTATATATGCTCACGAATTTCTTCATGCAAACCTTTTTGCTTCACCTTATATCCAATCAGCCAATCTTCCTGTAAGATGTGGAATGACTTGTACTGCTACAGTTTCTACTACAATGAACTTTATTTGTTCTGCGGTTATTTCAGAGGGTGGTACAGAAGATATAAATGTATTTGGATATACATTTCAACAAGACTCAGGAGCTATTAGTGTAGGTACAGGTGGGACTCATATGTTAAGCCTTAGACCCAGAACAACATTTAATGGTATAACTAATAGAACAAGAGTAGCATATATAGATGTTGAGATTTACAATGCAGGAAATCAGCCTATTCAATGGCAGCTTTGTATAGGACAAGCCATATCAGGAACAACTACATATAATGCTGTAAATAGCACATACAGCAGTTCTGAATATAATATACTAGGAACTCTTAGCGGAAGTCCTGCTGTAGTTATTGATGGTGGATATGTTGCATCATCAGGTAGTGCAAAAGGAGTTACTAATACAGCAATTGTTTCTAGGTATCCAATTACATTAAATCAAGCAGGTGCAGCAAGAGCATTAGGCACATTAACGTTAAAAGCTACTTCATTAAGTGGTACACAAACGGTTTATGCATCAATTAAATTTAGAGAGATTAGATAATGGCACAGGGATTTACAAGAGGTACACCAATAGATACAGACCCTAACTTATCATTAGATAGTGATCTTGTTGTTCCTTCCCAAAAGGCTATTAAGGACTATGTAGATACTGGTCTTAATACTAAACAAGATACTCTTACACTAACTACAACAGGAACAAGTGGTGCTGCTACATTAATAGGTGCTACACTAAATATTCCTCAATATGGTGGAGGTGGTGGTAATTCAATAGGTGAATTAACTGGTGATGTAACAGCAGGTCCAGCAACAACTCCAAGTGAATCTGTAGCATCTACTTTAAAAACAAATTTAAGAATAGGTTCTTGCGGTGTTACATTTGATGGTCAGGGAGGAACAATAAGCAATGGTAAAACAGCCTATGTTCAAGTGCCATATAATGGAACACTAACAAGTTGGACATTAGTTGCTAATACATCAGGTAGTTGTACTGTAACTGTATTTAAAGATACATATGCTAATTTTCCACCATTAACACCTTCTGATAATATATATACTGTACAACCTGCATTATCATCTCAGCAAAAAAATCAAAACCTAACTCCAACATATGTAGGCTCTCAAGCAACTGTTACAGCAGGGGATTGGATAGGATTTACCATATCAGGTGTTACTACAGTTAGTTGGGTAAACTTAACAATATCAATTACAAAAACATGACGTATAAAATACTTTCTTCAAGACAGGCAGACATCACTCTTATTACTACAGTAGAGTATAACTTAGATGGTACTATAATCACCGTTGAAGTGCCACATTTCATGCCTAAATCTCAAGCAGAGATTGAACAAAACATTATCAACAGAGCAGCTACTGAAGTAGCAAGAATACAAGCGGAGCAAGAGATTTCTAATTTAATTCCAACACTTCCTATTAACGAAGTAAAGCCTATTGAATAATGCCAACCTATTACAAGAGAGATAATACTGGAACAGCAAATTGGAATTTGGCTACAAGTTGGTCAACTGTTGGTTCAACATCATCAACTAATACAGGTACATTTCCAAGTTCTGCTACTGCCGACCCTGTAATATTTGATGCTAACTCATCTAATGTAACCATAAATGTTGCATCAGCTTGCACTTCAGTTACTTGTACAGGATATACAGGTCAAATAACATTTACAAATGGTTTAAGTGTTAGAGGCAATGTAACCTTTTCAGCAGGTATGACTACCACTGGAACAGCTAATCTTATAATAACAGGAACAAGTACTTTAACATCAAACGGAGTACAATTAAGCGGAGGTTTAGAATTTGCCCCATTTACTTTTAGTCTTACTGGCACTATCGCAGACAATTGGACTGTTGTAGGCTCGTTGTCAAGGACAGGTGCAAATAATTATACAATTACAGGAAGTGGTGGAGTTAGAATCATAAGTGTACAAGGAAGTTTTACTAGTACATTGACTATTACTAACATAACTATAAGAATGTCAGGCACTGGAAATTTGTCGGGTGCATTAGGTACTACAGGTGGAGGTACTCTTGAAATTAATACATCAGGTGTAATATCTCATAATGGAACATTATTATTTAACGGAATAGTTTTTACATATACAAGTGGTACATTTAATTCAACAGCTACATTAGGTTGTGGATTCAATAATAGTGTATTTAATAATTGGGGAAATATCAGTAGAGCTTTTTTTGCATTTGATTGGTATGGTTCACTTAGCGGTCAAAGTATTACACTTAACTCAGATGTTTATGTTACTAATAATATGACATTTACTGGTAATGCAGGTACTAATGCGATGAATGGCGCTGCTTATAAATTATATTTAGGTGGTAGTATAACAGGTGCTACACAAAGATTAACAGGAACAGCTTCTATTGAATTGATAGGTTCAACAAATGCATCTATAACAATTCTTATCTTAAATAATAGTTTAAATATAAATAAAAACGCTTTAGCAACTCTTACACTTAACTCTTTTACTTATGGTCAAACAGGAGGAACTTTAAATTACACAAGCGGCATATTAAATTTAGGAACATCTACTATTACGATTTCTGTGAATAATAATTGCACAATAAACAATATGACATTTTGGAATTTAACAATTCTAGGACTATCAACAATAACACAAAATGTAGCTAACATTATTCAGAACAATTTGACTATAGCAGCTACAAATAATGTAACATTTGATGGAACAGCAGGTTGGACTTGTGCTAATTTAATATGCATAACAGCAGGTAGAATAATAACACTACAAAGCTTAGTTACATATACCACAACTACATCTGTGAATATGTTAGGTAGTAATGCTTCAAGAATACTTATGAGGTCAAGCGATTTAACAATACCTTATGACTTAGCTATTTGGACTTTAGTTAATGGTGCAACTCAATCAATGGTTTATGTAAGTGCAACAGCAATAGATAGTTCGTTAGGTCAAACAATATGGTCTTTTCAAGGAACAACAAATGGTATTGACCCTTCAACACTAAATTGGAATCCAGGAACAAAACCTGAAACACAGGGGATAACATTTGTTAATTAATAATAAAATTATTTAGTAATGGCAGCATATACTTGGGTAGGAACAACATCAGATTGGGGGACAGGCTCTAATTGGTCCCCAGCTGCGCCAGCAGGGGGCCCTGGTGTTGGGGATACTGTAACATTTAACAATGCTGCTAATTGTACTACTGGTACTACTGCAAGAAACTGCTTAACGCTAACGACTACTGGGTACACTGGAACATTAACAATTGGTGCATCTACTGCAGGTACACTAACAGTTGCTGGTAATGTAACTTTAGGCAGTACAGTTGGGCATATTTCTGGATTGGCAAACATAATAGTTTCAGCTAATACAGCAACTATTGATGTAGCAACTGGAGTTACTGTTCCTAATTTATTATTTTCTGCAAGCGTTACTCAAACAATAACTCTGTCAAGAACAACAACAATAACTAATCTTTCAAAAATAGGTTCAAATCCTACAACAGTTACTGCTGCTTCTGGCGTATTATTGAATGTAGATAACGGAACTATTGGTAATTCATGGGCAGGGACTCTTATAGCAGCAGCTAATGTTACTTTAACTATAGTTGGTTCAACATCTGTTTCATCTTCAATTGCCTTTACAGGAGCTTTAAATCTAACTTCTGGGTCTACGCTTTCTTTAAATGGAGGATTATCTTTTATTGGTAATAGCACATTTACCTGTAATTTGGGAACATTTACTCCAAATTTACAGACTGTATCATTACCATCAGGAACAATTACAGTAAATATGGGAACTAATAGTTTCTATAATTTATCGTTCACGGGTGGTACTAATACTACTGTAACAATGCAATCAAACATTAATGTTACAAACAATTTTACGATGACCGGAAGCACCGCTTTTAACGGAGCATTTGATATCACTATTGGAGGAAACTGTTCAGGTGGAACAGTTTCAAATAGCACGTCTGGAAGAAAAATAACCGTAACAGCTCTTTCTACAGGAACAGCTACGCTTACAACATTCTCATTAAATAATATCAACTTAGAAATTAATTGCTCAAATAGAAATGTTGTTTTTGCATCATCAACAACATACACAAATTGTACAATAAACTATCTTGCAACAAATAGTGGAACCTTTACAACAACAACACATATATTAAATTATAATGCTACATCAATAAATATGAATGGCTCTACCAATTCATGGGGAACTCTTCAGAATACGGGTGGGGTAACAAGAATAGTAACACTATTGTCTAATGTATATTTTCAAACAATAGGAACTACATCAAGTGGAGATAATCTGAACGGTGCAGGATTTTCATTATATGTAGGAGGAAACGTCGGACCTATGAATAACACTACAGGAACTGCTACATTAAGATTTATTGGCTCATCGAATGCTACATGGACAGTTAATGCTGGGACTACAATATCATTATTTGGTATTGCATTTGAAAGAACAGGAGGCACATTAAATATTCCTAATAATTTTATATACACAGGAACAGGTGGAATTACCTGGACATCAGGAGCAATCAACCATACAGCAACTTTAACATTGGGAACAACAATATTAAATACTTCAAGTGTAGGTATGTCTTGGAATAGTTTGACTATAAATGCAGGTGCAACTCTTACAATTAATCAACCTCTTTCAATATTAAATAACCTTACTTTGAATGGTTCTGCAACCTTTGCGGGAACTGCTGGATGGGATTGTGCAAACTTAGTTTCTACAGCAGCAGGTACATTTACTGTAACACTACAGCAAGCTGTTACATACAGAACAAGACTACAAGCATTTATTACAGGTGGCACAAGTACTGCAAGAACTACAATGACATCAAGTAGTGGAACTGTAAGAGCTATATGGACATTAGACCAAGGAGCATCCCAATCATTGATATATGTTAATGGCACAAGAATAGACTCTTCACAAGGGCAAACTGTGTGGAGTTTTGGTGGAGTATTAACAGATACTATTAACTGGAATCCAGGCTCCCCTCCAGGTACTCTTGCTTACACATTCGTTAATTAACATTTGACCATGACACGCTCTATATGTTTAAGTATGTTTTAATTATATTATTTATATATACTAAAGTATATTCACAAGGATCTAATACATGTGCAGGAGCTGTTGCTAATCCTATAAGTTTACCATTCTTTACAAATAACCAAACTACCTGTGGTGATTTAAATGATTATACAGGA